GGCTAGTAAAAGAGAACAAATCCTAGCAGCTATAAAAAACAATCTTGCTAATACAACAGGAGTAGGAGATCGTATTTATAGAAGCAGGGCAGAACCAATGGCTAGAGCAGAATCTCCCAGTTTGGTTCTTGAATTTATTACTGATGAGCCTACTGTAAATAGTGCAACGTATCTGAAAATTGATTGGACTTTAAGAATAAGAATTGTTGTTATTGTTCGATCACAAACACCTGATACTACAGCAGATGCCACAGTAGAAAGTTTACATACAAAAGTTGTAAACGATCCAACATTAGGTGGACTTGCGATTGATGTTAGACCAGCTACAGTAACCTTTGATGTCATAGAAGCAGATCAACCAGCAGGTGTTGTTTTCTGTGAATATGAGATAGATTACAGAAGCAGTTATAACGATTTATCAACATGATTTATAATCAAACTGCAAGCCTAACAACCCTGATTGTTTAATATGGTAAATGAAATTCCAAATGAGGGCGGTACTTACATACTGAACCCTAAAACTGGCAAACGTAAGCTAGTTCAACAAACTAAACAAGCTGAACCCCCTACTGAGGTAATCAAAGATGGCACAACTGACAAGGAAGAGAGTAATTCTAATTGAGGCAGAAAGTTCTTATGGAACTGACCCTACTCCTTCAGCAACAGACGTTGTTCTTGTAAGAGATCTAAGCATTACACCACAATCTAGTGATGTAGTAAACAGAGATGTTGTCAGACCGTATTTAGGAGCATCTGAGCAACTACTAGCAAACACTAGAGTTGAGTGTACATTCTCAGTAGAACTTGCTGGATCTGGAACTGCTGGAACTGCGCCTAGATATGGAAGTGCGCTTAAAGCGTGTGGGTTTTCAGAAACTATTGCTTCTGGAACTAGCGTTACCTATGAGCCTATCTCAGCTAATTTTTCTTCTGTAACTATTCACTACAACGTAGACGGTGTAAGGCATATTGTTACTGGTTGTCGAGGAACTTTTGTTATCAATGCTTCTGTAGGTGAAATTCCTTCTATAGATTTCACTTTTACAGGAATCTATAATGCTCCAACAGATACAGCATTACCAGCAGTCACTTATGGTAATCAGGCAACACCATTAATATTTAAAAACGGTAATACAAGTAGTTTCCAGTTATTATCCTTTGCTGGTGCATTAATGAACTTCTCAATGGATGTGGGGAACGAAATAGTTTACAGAGAACTTGTTGGTGGTACAAAAGAGGTTTTATTAACTGATAGAGCAGGTAATGGTTCTATAACAATAGAAGCACCAGCGTTATCATCTAAAGATTTCTTTGCTGCTGCTTTGACCGAGGGATCTCTTGGAAACTTTACAGTTACTCATGGAGGGACTGCTGGTAACATTGTTAGATTTACAAGCACAAAGGTTGATATTGGAGATGTTGCTTACGGTGAGGCTGATGGAGTAACTATGCTAGAGATTCCATATACACTTGTACCAAGTTCAGCTAATGACGAAATGAGCTTAGTCTTTACTTAGTAAGTATTGACTACTGAGGTAGAGTAGAGAAGTATATATCTTAATTTATGGCATTTGTAAGAAAAAAGACCAAGGTGTATTCTTGGCCTGTTCAAGTTAAAACACCTTCTGAAACTGAAATTGGTGAATTTGAGACTACAGAGTTTACTGGTAAATTTATTCGTTTATCAAGATCAGAGCTTAATGATTTTGAATCTGCTACAGAGTACGAGGCATTGAAAAAAGTTTTAGTTGGTTGGGAAGACGTTAATGAAGAAGATGGAAAACCTGTTGAATTTAACAATAAAAATTTAAAAGAATTTGCTGAAGATATTGATTTTGTAGCTGGTGTATTAGATGCTTTCAAAAAATTTTATGCAAATGCACAAGTGGGAAACTAACTGATGCTGCTTTATATTGGGCTTCGGGTGGCAAACAGGTAATAGATGAAACACAAAAAGACGCTGCTGCGTTTGGTGTAAAAATCGAGGAGCAACCAGAAGAGAAAGAAGATTTCGAGGTGTTTCAAGAGAATTGGGATATTGTAATGATGTTTTTACGATGTCAGACACAATGGAACACAACCTTTGGAGGTGTTGTAGGATTAAAGTATGAAGTTCTATTACTTGATGGAGGACTGTTTGACCTCTATCATGTAGATAACCGTATTGAAATGCTAGAAGGCTTACAAATCATGGAATCTGTGGCGATGAAAGAATTTAATAAGGAGAAGAAGTAGTGGCTGCTACAACACAAAAAGTCACTTTAGAATTAAAACTTTCTAAGTTTGCCTCTCTAAAAGGTATAGATAAAGATTTTAAAAAATTTAAAAATACACTAAAACTCACATCTCCACAATTAGATAGACTTGTAAAATCAATAACTAAAGTTCATGGAAATACTAAGTTAAGTAAAGCTGCTTTTGAGGGTCAAATAGCATCCTTAACAAAATTAAGAAATAATGTTGGGATAGGTACTGTTGCATATAAAAGACTTGGTACTGAGTTAGATAAAGTAAAGGCAAAATTAAATTCTGTTACAGCAGCAGCAGCACCGCAAGGCGGAATGTTTCAAAGATTAAATGCGAGGTTTAAGAAGATACCAGTAGGAGGTAGAGCAGCACTTGGAGCATTAGCTGGAACAGCAACAGCAGGGCTTGGATCCACAGGCCAACTTGCTTTTGCTGGTGGTGCTGTTGGAGGTCCGGTTGGTGCTTTAGCTGGTGCTGGATTAGGTGCTGCTGTTGATCTTGCAAAATTTGGTGCTGAGTCTGCCACATACGCATCGGAAATACAAAAGCTACAAATTGCTTTAAAGGGTGTTACTAAAAATGGATCTGACTTTGCAAAAGGTTTAGAAGTTATTAATACAACATCAAGAAAATTAAATGTACCTATAGCTGCATCTACCAAGCAGTTCACAACATTATCTGCTTCTGTTTTAGGTGCTGGTGGAACTATAGAAGATGCGGAACTTGTATTTACTGGAGTATCAAATGCTATTAAAGCTACTGGGGGTAACGCAGAAGACGTACAATCTGCCATACGAGCCATGTCGCAGATCTTTGGTAAAGGTAAGGTATCTGCGGAAGAACTACAAGGTCAGTTGGGTGAAAGACTAGCTGGCGCAGTTGTGAAATTTGCAGAAGCTAATGGTAGCAGCTTGGCAAAATTACAAAAAGACTTAAGAGATGGAACAGTTGGATTAGATCAGGTTATCAAGTTTGCAGAAAAATTAAATGTAGATTTCTCTGAAACAGCAGAAAAAGTTGCTAATTCATCTGCTGATGCAGGGCAAAGATTAAAAACAACAATGGATAGATTAAAACTTGCAGTAGGTACTATATTGCAACCTATTGGAGCAGAGTTTCAGAGAGTATTTGCAAATATTGTTGGTGCTATTACAGATGCTATAGAAGCATTTAATAGATTTTTAGGGATAGGTTTAGGAAATGCTATTGCAAAAACAGAAAAGAATATTAAGTCATTAGAAAAAAGATTAGAAACTACAACTGACAGAAAAATAAAAAGAAGGCTAGAAACAGCACTTAGAAATGCTGAGAAAAGGTTAGCAGAGTTACAGGGTGATATAAAAGAGGAGGAAGGTAAGGGAACAGGTTTGCCTGATTTAGATGATAACAAAAAATCACCACTTGAATCATTTGCTGAAAGTGCATTTAAGTTCGCAGAGCAAGCAGAACAAGCTGTTGTTAAGGCTTTTAAAGGTATGGAGGATGCACTTGTTAAGTTTGTCACAACTGGGAAACTTAATTTTGCTGATTTAGCAAGATCTATAATTGCTGATATAACTAGAATCGCAGTTAGGGCATTTATAACAAAACCTTTGTTCGGTGCAATATTCCCTAACATTGATTTTGCAAAAGGTGGGGTTATAGATGCTGGTAATAAAATTACAGCATATGCAAGAGGTGGCATAGTTGATAAGCCAACCTTATTCCCAATGGCAAACGGAATGGGGCTTATGGGAGAAGCTGGCCCGGAAGCAGTTATGCCTCTGAAGCGTGGTAGAGATGGAAAACTCGGTGTTATGTCGCAAGGAGGAGGATCAACAAATATTGTTGTAAATGTAGATGCTTCTGGCTCAACTGTTGAGGGTAATGAAGATGGTGGTAGAGAACTTGGTCGTTTAATCTCAGTTGCTATACAATCGGAATTAATTAATCAAAAACGTCCGGGAGGTTTATTGGCATAATGGCAACATTCCCAAGCATTGAAGCAAGTTATCCAATAAAAAAAGCATCTAATCCTGTAGCAAGAACTGTAGTCTTTGCTGATGGTTATCAACATAGGATTACTTTTGGTTTACCTCAACATCAAAACGCAAAACAATTTACTTTTATTTGGAAAAATTTATCGGAAACAGACTCAGATACTATAGAAACCTTCCTTGATGCTAGAGCTAACGATCAAGCAAGCTTTGATTATCAACCAGCAAGAGAAGCATCATCTATGAAGTTTGTTTGTAGAAAATGGAGTAAGTCTATGGATTATTCAAACCTTGCTACTATAAATGCAACATTTGAGGAGGTTTTTGAACCATGAGTACTGCTCCGATTATTACTGATCTACAAAAGATCAATCCTTCTTCAATTATAGAATTATTTAGTATCACAACTGAAGCTGCATTACACGGATCAGCAACTACTTATAGATTCCATGCTGGTACAAATAGAGTAGGTAATGGAGATATTATCTGGGCTGGTGACACTTATGTAAAAATGCCAATACAAGCAGAAGGTTTTGCTTTTCAAAGAGGTCAGTTGCCTAGACCTACTTTAACTATTAGTAATGCTCTTGGAACTATTACTGCTATTCTCCTTAATGTAAATTCTGTAACTACTGGTAATGATTTAACAGGTGCAACAGTTACAAGAATTAGAACTTTAGCTAGATATTTAGATTCAGTAAATTTTCCGGGTAATACAAATCCATACGGCACACCAGATCCCACAGCAGAGTTTCCAAAAGAAATATATAAGATAGATCGTAAAGCGACAGAAAACAGAGATGTCGTAAGGTTTGAACTTGCAGCAGTTTTTGATTTAGCTGGTATTCGTGCGCCAAAAAGACAATGCACTAGAACAGAGTTTCCATCAATCGGTACGTTTATAGCATGAGTTGGAAAGAAGCTGCACTTGTTCATGCGAAAGACCAAGATCCTAAAGAGTCTTGTGGTTTGTTATTGAATGTTCGTGGTAAAGAAAAATATTTTCCTTGTCGTAATTTATCAATGACAGCCCATCAATGTTTTATTATTGACCCAGAAGATTATGTAAAAGCAGATAATACAGGTCAAATCACAGCAGTAATCCATAGTCATCCTGTTACACCTGCAACTGCAAGTGAGGCAGATAAAATTAGTTGTGAACAAAGTAAATTGCCTTGGCATATCGTTAATCCAAAAACTGAGACTTGGGGCTATTATGAACCATGCGGATATAAACCAAAACTTCTTGGAAGACCTTGGGTTTGGGGGGTTACAGATTGCTGGTCTTTAGTTCGTGACTATTATAAACAAGAAAAAAATATAGAATTAATAGATTATGAAAGACCTATAACACCGCAAGAATTT